ATTATAATTTTATAAATTAAACCATATCGCAAAAATATGCTCTCAGGGAGGCATTCCCCGTTTATCTTTTTACACTTTTCTCAATAAATTTGAAACAGAGGCAAATACATAAGGGCGGGGCTGGCTATGAAACATAAAGGCGCAAAAATGGAGTACTCGACAGAGCGGATCAACGATCTTATGCGGGTATATGATGAATATTTATCATCATGCCGGCATATCCGTATGCTCGATGTATACAAAACGATCGTCAATAAACCAGCTGTCAGATTTTGGGTAAGCGATATACGGGCAGCTTTGGTAGTATCCGCCCTTATGAGGGGAGAGATAGATTTGGATTCCATGTGGCCTTTGAAAAAAGAAATGTACGAAGAAATATATCATCGGGTGCTTCTGTTACGTGAGTCTCGACCCGATTTAAGAATATCCGAACTCTGTGCAATTGTGGTGGAACAACCTGCGCCCAAATTCTATTTGACCCCCGGAAGCGCACAAATGATGATCTGCAAAGCAAGAAAACAATGGAAACGGGAAAAAATGAAAAAACTGCTAATAAGCAAGAACATAGCCGGGCACAATACGGAAATCCATGTAAGGCAGTCAAATGGATAGCCCTTGTGGCAGGAGTGGTGATTGCTGTCTTGGCTGGCATATCTGCCGATTGGATGTCGGTAGGCATTTATTCCGGATGCAATATACCGAATAGGCTGATATACCCATTCTTCCATGCAAATATCCTGCATGCCCTGCTTAACATCGGATGCTGGCTATCGTTGCTATTTATATACGACATTACGGTTTCCCGATTACTATTGGCATACGCCATTGCCATATTAGTCCCGATCGACACATTAGGCATGGCAGTACCGACCGTCGGACTTTCGACGATCATATTCGTATTATTCGGATTGATATCGTTTCAAGTCCAGCGAAGGTGGTACTATCAAACATGGATGTCGATATACCTGTTCGCAGGCTTTCTCCTTCCCGGCACAAATGCATGGCTACATCTGTATGGCTATCTTGCAGGAGTAGTGGTCGCCGTATTAAACAAACCGATTAAAAGCAGACGCAATGGTCGATAAAATCATTCGGAAAATAGTAGCCGAGAACCAAAAACGTAATGCCGAAGTATTCGCAAAGTTCGATCCCATAAGCGGAAAAGGATCTATCGGAGAACGGAAATATGTTCACATGGAGGACTTCCCGATAAAAATACAGTATCTGCCAGTCGAGATGCTGGATATCCCGTTCATCAAAAAACTAATAAAATTCGGTTCGATAGATGCCTTTTTATGGGCGATAAAAAAAGAAGATTTCGGTGCCGGAGAGCACGGATATGACGAAGAAGAATACAAAGCAGACCGGCAGAAAATCATTCAGCAATTTGTTCGCTTACGTTGCCGGTACGACTTCCCCTTTTGGGCGGCTTTCTATGTATACATCAAAAATAAGGGTGGGGGAGAAGACGTGCTGTTTCGTCTCACGCGACCGCAACGCCGGTTTGTAGAACGATTGGACCACTTGCGAAAGGAAAACAAGCCAATCCGGATTGTATTGTTGAAAGCCCGGCAATGGGGCGGTTCTACCACATCGCAAATCTATATGGCATGGTTGCAATTGGTACATAAAGTCGGATTGAATTCGCTCATAATTGCCCATCAAGGATCGGGTTCCGACGAAATCAAAGACATGTTCGATCGCATGATTAAAAGCTATCCGGTCGAAATGCTCCATAAATTAGGCGAAGCCTACAACGAGAATGAGTCCAAATTAGTCGGTGTCGGAAAGTCCGGAAGCATATACCGTGTGCCGCAACGCAACTGCAAGATAAAGATCGGTACGGCAGAACGCCCCGACAGTTGTCGTGGAGGCGATTACAATCTGGTGCATCTTTCCGAAGTCGGACTATGGAAAGCAACCGACGGAAAGAAACCCGAAGACATAGTCCGTTCTGCCTGTTCGGGGGTGTTGCTCCGTCCATATACGATGATTGTCTATGAAAGCACAGCCAATGGCACAGGCAACTTCTTTCAACGGGAATACGACGATGCCAAGAACGGAAAGTCGCAGTTTGAAGCAATGTTCATCTCTTGGTTCGACATCGAGCAGTATTCCATCAAGTTCAGCAGCGAAGAAGAAAAAAGCCAATTTGCGATACGCCTGTACATCAACAGGGAGAACGACAATGTATCATCTACCCGAGAGGAAAGTGGCAAATATCTTTGGTGGCTGTGGGAACGGGGGGCAACACTCGAAGCCATAAACTGGTATATACAAGAGAGAGCCAAATACACCGATCACGGATTAATGGCGGCGGAATTCCCCTCCGATGATCTGGAAGCATTCGTACATTCAGGAGCAAGAGTATTCGACAAATACAAAGTGGAAAAATTACGACCCTCATGCAAGCCGCCTAAATATGTCGGGGAGGTATATGCCGATGCCGACGAAGGCAGCAAGGCACTGCAAAACCTGCGGTTTGTACAAGACAGACAGGGGCTGTTGCAAATTTGGAACTTACCGGAATCCGACGATGAAAACGAAACCGTTACCGACCGATATTTGACGATAGTCGATGTCGGAGGACGGTCCGACAAAGCCGACTATTCCGTTATACTCGTGTTCGATAGGCTCTTCATGGCAGAAGGCGGGAAGCCGGTAGTCGTCGCCCAATGGTATGGACACTGCGATATCGACCTGTTGGCGTGGAAAGCAGCTCAAATCGCGGCATTTTACAATAAATCCCTGCTTGTCATAGAGAGCAATACGCTTGAAACCCACGACAAAGAACGGCAGGTAGACGGTGACCAGTCGCACTTCATTCTGAATCAAATAAAAGACATATACCCCAATCTATATGCCCGTAAGCAATCGGAGGAAGATGTGAAAGAAGGATTACCACGAAAGTATGGTTTCCATACCAATGTGGCGACAAAACCGATGATCATATCCACGCTCGTAAAAGTTATCCGTGAAAGTCTGTATATCGAACGCGACGCACGCTGCCTCGACGAGTACCTATGTTACGAAAAAAAGCCGAATGGAGCGTATGGCGCTATTATCGGGAAACACGACGATTTGCTCATGACACGAGCCATAGGGTTGCATATCTGCTATTTCGAAATGGACATACCCAAATTCGTTCCCCGGAAAGGCAGGTTTGCGGTTAGAAAAAAAAGAACCGTTTCAGCTGCGACAATATAACGTGCAAATGAGGGCAGAAGCAAATTCATTTGATTATGCCGAATGCAGCCGTTATTCGCAAGGCAATATAACGTGCAAATGAGGGTAGAAGCAAATACATTGGATTATGCCGAATGTAACCGTTATTCGCAAAGCAATATAACGTGCAAATGAGGGCAGAAGCAAATTCATTTGATTATGCCGAATGCAGCCGTTATTCGCAAAGCAATAAACGTAAGCCCAAATAAAGTTTAATCATTTAATAGTTTTGATTATGAACATCTTTAAGAGATTCTGTGCAACACTTCGTCTTTACGAAGCTGTAAGATTAGCAAACAAAGCACATCGGAAAACAGGCGAACGCTATTACGTGATTCCGAATGGCAGGGGAGGAAAACTGATCATTACAGATCGGAAAAACTTCCGTAAATTGAAACAAAAACATTACATCCACCACAAGGTATTCGTTCGCGACTTAACCGTGGAATGTTTCTACTGCACACCCTATCGTAACGGTAGCGGTGCTCTGTCAAAGAAAGCAATCGACTTGAAACGTAGACAGTATATCAAGTGGTGCGCATCTTAAAAAAAACATTCTCGGAAATCCGGATACAGAACCATACCTGCTCAGACTATGCCGAGCCGCCACCTGTATTAGAAATCATTACGTAGATCTTAATAAAACAGTATGAATATTTTGTTCGATGATGTTTAATGTTTAACTTTGCAATGAACGTTTTCGATAGCCGAGGGCAGAGCCGAACTTGTTCGGGCTATGCCGAGGCAAGAAAAGGTGCATGACAATGAACAATATCTCAGTAACCCTAATCCATTTAGGGTTACTGAAAATATACGAAAGGAACATCTAAGATGAGACAGGTTTTTCAAACGGATGCGGCATTAAACGCTTTGCTCTACGCACTTTCGAAACTGGAAGGAAAGTCCGACATGCACAAACTCTGCAAGATCCTTTATTTTGCAGACCAACGCCATTTGTCTCTGTATGGTCGTAGCATAACCGGCGACACATACATTGCCATGCAGTATGGACCGGTGCCATCAAATGTGGATGACATTTTGAAAGCCGTTCGGGGCGACAGCTTTTTCGCCGATTATGTAGGGAACATAAAGGAAAAAATCTCATTCGAGAACCGGTATATTGTCAATGCGATTGCCCCTCCCGATATGGATGAACTTTCAGCCAGCGACATCGAATGCCTTGACTATGCAATAGAATTTTGCCGGGACAAAAGTTTCGGGCAACTTACAGAGTTGTCTCACGGACTCGCATGGAGTAACACGGCACGAGACCGGGCTATATCAGTAAAAGATATTTTGCGGGAAGCTGGCGACGAAGAAGAGTACGTGGACTACGTAGCCAAACAAATCCAACTTCAAACAGCCTGCTTATGATGGAGTTGCCAGATACCATTTATGAACGCTTTGTCAAAAGAGGCGCGATTCTGTATTCCGAAATCTTCGAGGAAATAGACCACGGAAAATACTTTGTCGTTATCGGGGTCTATAATGACGAGGTAGCTGGTTTTTTCTTTATAAATTCCCAAATACATCCCCTGATACAGAAAAAACCGGAACAGTTTGCCATGCAGTATCCGTTAAGAAAGAAATTCTATGATTTTCTAAAATACGACTCTTTCCTTTGTGCGACAGCTATCCAGAAAATACCGGTTGCAAGGCTCGTTGCTTCAATGTCAAGCGGTCAAACCACTTGTATAGGTAATTTGACCGACGACGATTTGACTGCTGTACTTGACGCTTGCCGTCAGAGCAAATTGTTCCGTCCTGTCGATAAACGAAATTTCTTTGATTGAAAAGTTTATCCCCGTATGGCTGTACCGAGTCTGTTCACGGTATCCATATTCACGCCCCGATTAACCTGTTGCAGCAATTGCGGAGAAATGCCATCAGGCATTTTCCCCTGTTCCAATTGTTCCTTTTGCGAATTAATACTTTGAAGCAATTCGTCGGCAAACGGGAAATCCCCATGTTCGAGCAATTGTTCCAGACTGATAGCCTGTGAATTAAACAACTGCATCAGAAAATCATTGGCAAGAATTCGATAAGCAGGAGTAGACGTACTTTCCGTGATGCTCAAATCAAACTCGACATCGCGTACATGCTCGATCAATGCACTGTCCTTTCCGGCTATATCGAATACCCGCTTACTGTCATAGAACTGTTGCATGTTCTTTACATCCTTGTAAGCACCGTCTATAACGAAATCGCTAAAACTATCCAGCAGGTCAAGCAACGATTTTGTAGCATTCTCGGTCTGTTGGTTATAATGCGCCGCACTTTCTCCCGAGAACCCCGGTTTTCCCTGCAAGGCACCGGTAACACCCGATATATCTTCAAAAAATTTCAGTTGCAAACTCAGTAATTCCGTAATACCTATATTGGTCGAATTATTGGCTACCTGTTCCGGCGCTTTCCCGGTACGGCTCGGTTTGTACACGATAACACCGTTGAACTCCGTCCAGCTCTCCGCAATATCCTCCACACTCACACCGTCCGGCAAACAATCTTCCGGCATCATCAGCACACCCTTTGCGCTTGCCCGCATGATCCAATCATACAACGTTATCAAGCGGTTGGTATATCGCTGTTGGTCGATTACGTCAGCTACAAACGAATGGATCTCCCCGTCGATGAACGGATAAGCTTTGAAAACGTAAGGGTGGCTGCCATGTTCGTAGGGTGTTTCCCCCTCACGCAATATATCCCCGAACGGTGTCAGGTAGTAAAAATACCAATAATCGTCCACAAACCACGTCGCATCTATAAGCGGAACCTCATCTTCCGGCATCCCCACCGATTTAGCCATTTGCAAACGCTCCTCATTGACCGAAACCACCTCACTGCGATAATCTTCGATATCGATCTTGAAAATATCTCCGTTTTGGTAGTCATGGCAACGGTATCGGGGTTTCTGCTCTTTACGCCATAATTCAATCACACGGCACCTGCTCGGATCGTTCGTAAAAAGAAAATCAAAATTCTGTAAACGGCTATAACCAAATCGCTCGGCAAAAGAAGAAATATAATCCCGATTGGCAGCCAAATGGTAGATCTCCTTCAATTTCCCGTATTCTTCGGCAGTAGATGCGAATTGCTCGCACAACTGACCGAATGAAATGTCATGCACTTCGCCGATAACCGACACATCCCAACCTCTGAAATCCCTCATATTGTTATCTATGAAGAAATTGTTCGGCTGAACATAGTCTGTCCAACAATCCTCCTTGCCATTTCTCCAACCGTATGACTTCCGGTGAACGATTAATCCGCTGATAAGGAACTCCTCCATGGTCCGGGCGTACAAGTTGTTCATTCGGTTCAGTTGCATATTACATTGCAAGATCGTACTCATCGTCTCACCCAGTTTCTGTTCGTTGCGGTCTCGTGCCGTACAGGTCGGCTCTTTGCTTTGTCCCCTGTACACACCAATGACATTACGTACAAGCCTCCGGATGAGGTTGTTTTTTAACGGGATATTACCTTGCTTCTGGATATACATCTCTTCCGTCATGCTTTTGCCTTCCACACAAATAACATCGTCCCATTGCGCACCGTAGGTATACCGCTTGTTCCGTTCCCTTTCTTTCCGGAAATCATCCATTTGATTCCAATAATATTGAGCTTCCATAAGCAAATGGAACGCCCGGCGGTCGCCGAACCGTTTCGATGCTGCTACACTATCTATTTCTGCCGGCTCATCGTCTCTGGGAACGATACGGCTCATTGCCAACAACTTTCCTTTTACTGTCATATTTCATAGTTTTAATGACCGCCCGAAGCGTACTTTATGCAAAAATACCGCTCCAAGCAGTCATATTAAGTTTAACTATTTACGCTTACGGGTCAAATTCATTTCAGCAATCATCTCTTTCTTCACTTCGTTCAACTCGGTTTCAATTTCCCTCCTTTCGTCATCGTCCACGGCTATTTTCAGCTCTTTATAAAGGGCATCCATCTCCGGCATATACCATTCGAATATCTCGTAACGCTCATATTCGGGGGAATTATAGAGAAAATCAATCTTTTCAGCATAATCGAATACCCCGTTGTATGTGTCATCCTCATACCTCTTCAACCGGAATTTAACGCGGTCATGCTCCTCTTTCAGCCGAAAATACTCATTATTCACCGCACGATACTCCGTACGCTCATCGCCAGCCTTGACTAGCCTGTTCCACAACAAGAAACTGCGGGGATCATACTCCCGCTCCCCGGCAACAGTCTCGGCACTCTTCACTAATTTATCGATCGTCCCGGACACGCCGCCGAAATACCCGTTCAGCAAATACTCCACTTGGGCAGGATTGATGTCAATAACCCCCGGTGAATATGGGTCGCCACCTGTCGCCTCATTAAGAACAACTGCCAAACCAACGATGTATTTGTTGGCGCTCTTGTATGCCTTGGTCCACTCCGGCATATATTTATTATACGGAGTATCCTTATAGATAGGCATTCCCGTCCAACTCTTGTTGGCAAGAACTTCGGCAATCGGTTTGACGGCACTCGGCACCAAGCCCATAAGTCCGCCATCATTCATCAAGTCAAGAGGCAGGATCTGGCTTACTTGGGCTGCTATCTGCTCCGCCAATTCGGCACCTGTGAAATGCTCTTTGCCGCTCAGTACAGATGTCATCAATTCGCCCATACCGTAGAACGCACGGTATTCGATCGGAAGCGGAAGCGAAACCCAATGATCGCCAGTGCTGAAAAGCAAATTACTTCTGCGAACATACTCTGGCAGATTGTAATAACCGTTCTTCTCATCATCATCGTCATCTCCCCCCAGATACGCAACAACCGCGCCAAGCAGGAACATTGCCGCAGCACCGGTAAGCGCTTTCGCCGGATGCCGTTTAAGCTGCCTGCCGAAGTTCGTCGTACCCTGTATAGCCGCATTCCAGAACACATATCCGCTACGTCCGATCCCCGACATAAACGCCGAAACATTTCCGATGCCGCTCTGACCGTTGGCATGCAAGAACTTGGCGCCACTACCTTTCTTGTTAAAATTCACGCTGATCTCCTTGGCATCATAGATGGCACGGTCGATGGTACGACCCATTTCATGAGAAGTCATAAAAGCCGCAAAACGGGCGCAGTTTTCAACTGCTCTGTTCAACTCATCGAAACGCTCTCCAAGCAATTCCCACGCACGAGCCACCTTCAGTTTGCCGTTGGCTTTCTTCAGTTCTCGCTTGATGTCGTCCTTATGCTGGTCGATGTCTCGGATATTGGCATATCCGGTCTCTCCGCCGTTCATCATAAACAGATGGAACATCTTTTCAACAGGATTGTCCATATCAAGTCTGCCATTGCGGTGCTTTGCCAGAAGAATCTTCATCCTTGCAGGATTAACCTTTGCCACATTCCGGTTGAAACGGAGTGCATAGTTGGGCTTCTCCTTGATCCATACCATAGAATTCGTGTACAGCATATCCCGTACAAAATTCGACACGATGAAATCCGGATTACGTGTGGTGTAAAAAGCACTTAACTGCCTGTTTATCCATTCTCCGGCACGGAGGATTACCCCGATAGACCCCGATATATCATTATCCGGATTAGTCTGTCCGTTCAAAGCCTGTGCCACTCTCGGATTCCCGTTTACCGTAATCACATAATCCCTGCCATTACGTTTTACCACCACCTGATGCTCTCTTAAATCCCGGCTTTCCACCACACGGTACGGAATATTCACGGCATCCTTTCCATGCTTGTACATCATCGGATCCGATTCGGCGAGTTTTCGCATCCGCTCCTCGAAATCCTGCACCTTGCGCTCCACCACTTCGGGGCTGTCGTCGATTTCGATGTTGTCCGGGAATACAGGTATCCATTCATCGGAAACGGCATCATACCGTAACCACAAATCACTCACGCTCACCAGATCGCTCGGGTGGTTCAGCACGAAATTCAAGAACCTCTGTTTCACAAGCCGGTTCCGGTTGCCCTGCATGATCGCACTCTCCGCCATCGACTGCAAGTTGGCAAACGGATCATCCGCCTTTGACACCCGCCCCTCCGCTTTCTTGATCGGAGCATTGAACGCACTTTGCCTGTGTGTAAGGTATGAATAAGCTTCGGCACTCGTCTTTTCGTCAAAGCCACGGAGAGGAATGTAATACCTATACATCGATTTCACATTCTCATAGCTCTCCTTGCCCATCATGCCGCATTCGTAGGACTTGGAAAGGATTGCTTCATTGACCGCATTGACCTTGCTCCACAATGCGGTGGTGTCGTGTCCATTTTCATATTCCTCCACCATAGCCTGCGCTTCGGCTTCCGCATCAGCAACCGATTCCATGCCGGTAAGGTCGGTAAGACCCGCATAATCACGATTGCGGAACTCGTCGATAAAATCCTGCAAACTCTTGCTACTCTTTGGATGCTGTTTCTGATTGTCTGCAAACTCCTTTTGGGCATCACGCTCTGCCATCACCCGGTTGCGTTCCAAACCGTGTTTTGCCATCATATAGTCGGTAAGCTCCTCTCGTCCGGCTTCCCCGTGTGCAATTTGGGCAACCTCATCGAGCATGGGTTTGAACAATAAGTGAGCAAAAGCATCCGCTTCGGCTTTATTCACGCTCGACAGGCGATTCTCACCCAAATAAGCATTTTCAAAACCCGCCACATCTTCTATCAGGGTATTCTTCCCAAGAATGGCGGTCATGGCTTCTTTCAAACCAAGCATACTATCCTGCAATGCCTCCTGCGACTGATACATTCCACTCTTCATACGCTGCTCATATCGCTGTCGTGCCAATGTGCGCTCGTGCATTTCGGGGTCTCCGTCACGGAAAAGCACATCATTTTCATCTCCAATCATTGGATTCTTGAAGTTTTTCACTATCTTTGTGACCGTAGAAAGGGTTTCTGTGGCGATTGCCTGCGAATTTGATTTCGCTGAGGACAGCCACTTAATCCCTTTCTCTTTATGAACATATCGTAAAGTGACGTTTTCCAATATTGGGTTTACGATATTTTCGGTTTCTCTGCCATGAATGGTGGTTATGTCGTTCACTTCTAAAAACTCATGCCCCATCTGTTTGTTTGTGCCAAGTTCCATGGCTACAAAAATGTTCTGTCCTTTATTCGATTTCAGTTCGGTCAATACGCTTATTGTATTCTCCCTGCTTTTGAAAACAAATATTGGGTTAGCCAAAGACTTAGGTAAATCCTTAATCTCTGATGCAGTCAATTTATGCTTGTTGTTCGCTTTCGTGACGACTTTTTGACGCAATATGATAGGAATGTCAGGCATAAAGTTTCGCATTATCCCCATCGGATTGCCGACTTGGATATATTCGTTTTTCCCCATCTCGCCTTTTGCGTACCGTTCCAACTCCTCGTTGAATCGTTCGTTTACCGCGCTTGGGTTATCTTCATACTTTCCAACCCCCAACTCATATTGCATGGCTATGTCGGCAGCATCTCCGAAAAGGCTGTTGTCCTTTCCCCCTTTCAAGTTCTCATAACTGCGCCAAAGAACATAACGGAGTTCGTTATCAGTCAGAGTAACCCCTCCGAAATTAGCAAAACCTAATTTACCGAGCATATCCGAGAAGAAATCCTTTACCCTCTGCCACCAACCGCTCTTTTTCGCTTCCTCGAAATTCGTGCGCTCGGCAAGTCCGGCAAGATATTCTTCGGTTGCCTTCCGGAACTCCCAACCATTCTTGGCGGAGAGGTCCACAATCTTGCGTCTGATGCTTTCCCCGGCATTGTTGAATACATTATCGAGGAACGTATCAAAGTGCTCCCCGAACAACTGACGCAATCCATAGTGAGCAACAGCCTCGTGGAGTAGTGTCTGCTCAACATCGGCAAGTCTCGTGTTATTAGGAACTACGATTGTAATCTTGCCGGTACTCTTGGTATAGAAACCTTTTGCTTTCTTCTGCTTCGGCTTCAATCCGTCTGTACTTGTTACGACCTCAACATTGTCAAGGTGGAGCGCATCAGCCAATTCTTTTGCACGCTCCGCCATTTGCTTGCGGAGTTTGCGAGGACTAACATTGTTGGTGCGTTCAATCTCGGCATTGAGGGCGTTGATTTGTTCATCGGTAACAGCACTGTCCTGTCTCTGTTGAGGCTCACGACCTGCATCCTCAACCATTGCATCAACTTCTGACGGAGTAAGGAGACGGTTTACTTTCATCGCTCCTGTGATTATCCACGGGTCTGTCTCCGGATTAGGATTAGTGCGATAGCGGTAAGAGCCGTTTTCCGGGATACGAGGAAGACCGGCTAAAGAATGTTGGAATTTACCGTTCGCATTCATTCCGTAGCTCATCGCTTCCTCTTGGTAGTCCTTATCATTGGCATATTCAACTTCAGCCCAAACGAAATTGGCAGGGAACAGTTCTTTTTCTCCTGTCTCCGGATTGACACGGTTGAACTGCAATGCGTATGGGATTTCGCCCAAATGCCAACCGGGACGATATGCAAGTTTACCGCTACCTCCCTGTGTGCCTTTACCGCCTGCTTTTACTTGATTGCGTCCGGTCTTGCTCTGTCCGGCAATAGGAGCAGCATCAGCATCGAGCCATACGCCTACAGGAGTTGCAGCACCGTTAGGATTGGCAACCATAGGCGGATACAGTTCTCCGTTCTTCAAGACAAACACCTTATAGCCAATGCCGGTCTTTTTCGGTGCTGCACTTTCTCGGATACGATACATAGTGTCGCTATCCCTCATCAAATCGTCATCATCATCTTCGGAAGTGGAAATGTCGGAAGCTGCTTCTACATCCTTATCCATTTCGGCATACTTGGCTTCTTTCTCCTCCAATTCCTTTTTCATTAACTCGGAATACTCCTCGTACTGCTCTTTTGCCTGTGCCAATTCTTCCTCATACTCAAACAGCTTACCCTCTCTCGATAAGAGTTGTTCCATTTCAGCTTCGTTATGCTTCTTACTGCGTTCTGCGGCTTCCAAACGTTCGGCAAAGTCTTTGCCTGTAATCACGTCGTTTACAATATCCTCTATGGCATTGCGGAGCAACGATTGGTGTACAGGTACATCCTCTTTGCCCAGTTCGGGACAGGAATAGGTCATCTTGCGGTGTACTTCGGTAAACAAAGTCCCACCGTCCCGGTTCATCTCCTTGTGAAGAACGGTCTTTACCTTGAAAGTGAAATCGCCGACCTTGATAGGCAGTTCGCGTGTCTGCTCGCCTGAAATGTCGCCGTCCTTTATCTTCTTGACCTCCGCAAGGATACTCTTGTTATGTTCCTTGAAAAACTCTCCCATCGCTTCAACGGAGGTAAAGCGATGTTTGCCGGTGGCAATCTCTGTAAACTTGCCATCGGGGAACGCAGTACGTACAGCCGACAAGTATTTGCCGTACTCCTCGATACGCTGTTCTGCATCCTTGATGAAGCCCTTGATCCTCGGTTTGGCATTATGGATATAGGTTTGGTCTGCTTCCCATTGCTTTTTGCGGCTCTCGAACTTGCGTACATTCTTTTCGGCATTGTTTTTCAGCATGGCATATTCGCTGCCGGAGAGTTGCGCGACGGTATCGCCGAACATATCTTCTTCCTCTTCCAGCACGCGGTTTGTCATACTGTTGAGCATCATCTGCTTGCCATTCATAATACTGTCGGCAATAGCCCCCTTTGTTTTCAGACGCTGATATGCCGTAACATCAAGACTATCTTCCACACCGAAGCGCAGAACGCGGACCGGAAGACCCATTGCTTTGTGCAGGTTGCCCTGTCTTAAAATTCGTCCGTTGCGCTGCGTGTAGTCCATAGGACGGTTAGGTGCATCGAGGTGAATCAAGGCGTGCAGGCGCTCTTGGATATTCACACCCGTACCGAGTGTGAATGTCGAACCGAGGACCACACGGATTTGACCGCTATTTACCTTGTCAAAGATTTCAAGTTTCTTCTTTATGGTCATTCCAGAGCGAATAACAACAACCTCATCGGCGGGAACACCACCGGCAATAAGTTTCTCGCGGATGTCGTCATAGATATTGAAACCTGTTGCCTTGTTCTGATAGTTGTCGGCAAAAATAGCGACGGTACCTTTGTACTTGGCGGTCTCTTTCAGCGAGCGCAGGGTTTGACGCACCGCTTCATTCGTCTTGCTGTTGGGGTCGTCTTCCGCGTCATCTACGACAAGGCGCGCATCTACGGCTGCGGCTTTCGCAATTCCGTACATCGTGAGTGGAATGTGGCTGTTCTCTTTCTTCTCCTTGCCGCTCAACTTCTCGTATTCGTCAAGCTGTGCTTTCACGAACTTCATAATACCACGCAGGGCGCGGGTTTGCGGCAGGTATATATCCTGTGCCTTGCCGCCCTCGATGGCGGGAATCTTGTCATTGACACCGCCCGCTTCTTTGGTAAGGACAGTATCGGACACCCCCGACCAGATACGCACCAGTTCGGGAAGATTGACATAACCGGCAAAACGGTTGCTCTCTTTGAACTTACCGCTTGTGGTGAACTCCAACATCTGCTGAATGTTGCCGAAGTTACGCACGAAGTCATCGAAATAATAGATGCCGTACTCCTTCATCGTATCCTCGGGCATCAGATAGCGCATAAAGGTCCATATCTCGGCGGCAGTATTGCTGATAGGCGTACCCGTCGCAAAGACAACATTCCGACCGTTATTCTTTTCCAGAACGGCTTGTGTTTTCAGATAGACGCCTTGCGACTTCTTGCTGTATGACGGGTCCACACCCTTTACACCACGCTGCATAGCGGTGGCAAATCCGAGGTGCTTGTATTCGTGAGCCTCATCTATGAGCAGTGCATCAATACCCATGTCATCGAAGTTCTCAACGTCATCAGTTCTGCGGTCGAGCATTTCAAGAGCCTTTACCTCTGCGTTCTGCAAAGTTACGGCACGCTTCTTCTCTGCCGATGCGCTGCGCTTCTTCGATGCGGATTCACTCAACTCTGCGAGTTGCGCTTCCAAGTCGGAGATTTCCTTTTTAGCCTGTCGGGTAATCATACTCTCTCCACGAGGGTCGGCATCCTGCATATTTTCGAGAACGGCTTTCTTTTCCTCGATTTTGTCCTGTACGAACTGCATCTGCCTTTCCTCGCTGTCCGGGATAAACTCGAATGTGGATTGAGGTACGACAATCATATCCCAATCGTTGTACTTGATTTTAGCATAGAAGTTCTTTCTACCCTCTGCGCTGCGGTCGGCTTCTTCAAGTGTCAAAATCTTTGCATTGGGGTAGAGTTCCTTTGCACTTTCCACGAACTGACCGACTGTTGCATTTTGCACAACAATCATAGGCTTACGGGCAGTGCCAAGTCTACGCATCTCCATAGCGGTGGAAATGAGGGTGAATGTCTTTCCCGTTCCTACCTCGTGTGCAAGCAGGAGAGGCTGCATAGTTCCTCTGACAATAGCTTTGCCTTGATGAGGGCGCATTTTGAACTTATGGGAAGCACCTCCGAAGTATTCCGGCACGAACTCGTCCGGAATGCTCATAGGCACATAGTTGTTGAATGTATCATTATAGATGCGCTCCATTTCATCGGACATTTCCGCATCGTTCTGCATCTTCTGTCGGGACCAGTCTTTAAAATCCTGCCGGATCTCGTCAATCTTTGCACTACAAGCCTGTGTAGCCTCCTTATCGGTAATGGTTTCAGTAGAGCCGTCCCAATTCTTCTTGGTAGTCGATACGGTGATAGTCCTGTTTTGGATAGCTGCTTCGATGAGGGTGTGTCCCATTACGGTACGTCCAAGCAATTCACTCTCTACACCCATTGCACGGTTTTTCTCATAGGCAGTGTAATAAGGCTCTTTCATAAACCAAGTGCCGCCAACTGCCGTGAATATCTCATCGACTCCGGTGCGATCCTTGACATATTCCTCATACATCTTCGGATTAATCCATGACGACCCGAGGGTAAATTCGATCAGATGCGCAGGAATGTCCATAGGCATAACATCTTCCAATGCCTTGATATTCTTGCTATATTGCCCTTTGTCGTTGTTCTCCTGTGCTTGACGCAGTTTCTCGCGTACATTGCCGCTCAAATACTGATACGACAATTCCATTTGACGGGTTACCGGATCTTCGAAACCGTAGTCATTCTCGATGATATCGCGGCGGATTGTATCTTCGCCCTCGCCAAGCTGTTCGGCGATGTATGCCGTATCAATGCGTCCGAACTTGAACACGCTGGCGATAATGCCGTCCTTGACATTCGTCGGTGTAGGCTCTTTCTCTTTCTCAACGACACGGCGGCTGAACACATCGGTCTTGCCGAACTTCTGCACCTTGTTACCCTTTGCATCGGCTGACTCCTCAAACTTTTCAAGAGCGAACACGTTAGCATAGTCCACATCGTTGCGGAGGAACGCAATAGCCGTATTCTTGTTGAAATGCCCGTAGGTGGCAACAAAATCATCGTAAGCCTTATTGAGTTTCGCAAGCATAGGCTTCAATCCCTTATCGTCCTCGTGGTTGATTTGGTATTCGAGAACGGCTGCAAGGGCTTCCTTGATTGCGCTGTATGCTTCAAAGCACTCAACCTTTGTGTGTCCCTTTACCTTGTTGGCATTGACATCGAGAGGCTGTGCTGCACCGATGGCGTTGATATACAACTTTCCGTCCTTGACAAACACCTCGCCAATTTTCTTGCCGGGTATTGCATCAATAACATCTTCATTGTCGGTTGCCTTGTCGCCGAACTCCTCTGCGGTGAACGACTGCACGAACTCTGCCAACATCTGTTCTTGCTTCTTATCCTGTTTAGGATACAAGCCCTTGCTTGTCGGACGGAATGTGTCGCCTTTCTCAAAGGCAAAGTGCATTTCGCCTGCCATATTCTCGGGGTGCTCCACGAAATAGCGGTTGTAGTCCATAGAGAGCTGCTTGATAACGGGAGTTGCCTTGCCCTTTACCTTGCGTGTCTCGCCTGTTTCATACTCCGCCATACGCTCACCTGTAACGGTGCTCACGTCAATGGCATTGGCTGACTTCTTGCCGTTCACACGCTTGCGTATAACAATGATGTCCGAGGTTACACCTGTACCGCCGAAAGTCTTGTTGTGCATACGGAAAGCACCGACAAAGTCAGCACCGCCCTCGCTAACAATCCAATCACGCAATTTCTTGCTGCTGTCGAGCGTACCATTAGACGTGATGAAGATACCCAAACCGCCTTCACGCAGTTTGCGTACGTTCTTTGCTATACAAAAGTCGTGAATGTTGTGGAACTTTTTAGACAGGTCTTTGTCGCCTGTGGTGTCGTTCACACGCAAGCCGGTTACAAACGGAACATTGGTAATAGCCAAGTCCACGCTACCATTGGCGATACGTGTTTCCTCAAAGCCCTGTATCTCCACCTTTGCATCGGGATATAGGAGAGAGAGAATGCCGCCCGATGTGCCGTCAATCTCAATGGCGTGAATGTCGCTACGTTCGCTGATGTGGGTAGGCATCTGCCCCAAGATGTTACCGATACCTGCCGAGCCTTCAAGAATGTTGCCGCCCTTGAAACCCATTTGTTCTGCAATGTCCCAAAGGGTATCAACAACGTATGCAGGGGTATAGTATGCACTGTTGGCACTCATTACCGCCTGTTGGTATGCCTCCTCGCCAAGCAACTCACGAAGCTGCTTCGCAATAGGGTTGGGAGCATAGTATGTTCCCTCGCTGAATGCCTTGCCGAGACCTCCCCAACCGCTGAACTTGCGGAGTACCTGCATCTGCTTTTCAGTTGCCTGTTCACCGCTGTCAATGAGTTGTTGAGCCAACTCAATAGCCTTGATGTTAGCGTCAATACGTGCATCAACCGAAGTAGGGGCGTGGTCTTTGCCTCGCTCCGAATGGTTGTTATGGGTGTTCTTCTTCTCGGTTACGGTGTCTGAAAGTCGAGGTCGCACAGACCGATTCCCCTCAACGCCTCTTCCTTTTCCTCCTGCGTCAAGTCCTCTACCGGCTTCTGATTCTCTTTCGCTACCTTTTTCAGAGCCTCCTGATAATCTTTCTTCGTATCTACCACCGTCGGCTGGCAACCTTCCGGTGCGAACTGCATCATTTCGTTGTAATCCATTTTGATTTTCTTTTTCAGTTACTGTTTCTCCATCGAACAAACCACCGAATAAATCAGCAACTCCTGTCTGCGAATATACAGATTTTTTCTTACCATTCGATTCCTTCTTCGGCTTATTCCCAATGTTTTGTCTCACAGGAGACAAATCTGCCCATTCTGCCACCTCATACATTACAGGCGCTAAACCCGTATCAAGCACAGGGCGGTCATTGTCGATGCTGTGTATAGTTGCCTGCTCGCCCTTATACATCACCTTCTCACCAACCTTGAACGAATTATCAGCCTTTTTACGTGCTGCAAGTTCTTTCTCCACATCTTCGGTAACGGTAAATGGAGTTTCGCCACGCTCAACCCGCTGTGCCAATACCTGCATCTGTTCTGCTGCGGTTTTCACGCTCTGCGGCATAGACGCAAAGCCGGGTACATGGCGTTTGATTTCGCGCTGAACCTTTTTCAACACGGATTGGTAGCTCTCTGTGCGGTTAATCCAAACATTACGGCTCCAACGCTCTTCTCTTCCCTGTGGATTCAGATTTCTGATTCGAGTGTAGCCGTCTATCAAATACAGGTTGTCCTGTCTATCTGGTTCTAAACGGAGAAAAATTTCCAACTCTCTCTCATTTCCGAGAGGGATTCCGATATAAATCTCTCCACCGGCAGGGGCGATGTTGGCACGGGCAAACTCTTTGAGCTTCTTGCCTTTGCTGTCCACGAGGGTGGCAGCGTCGATACCCAAGTCCTCGACAAGTTTCTTAGCGAGGGAATTTGCATCCTTGACAGCTTTCTTCTCGGCATTACGCATATAGCCATACATCTCGTTGAAGTCCTTTTCAACTTCTTCGGCTTCATAATATCCGAGCAGGGCAAGCTGGCTGTTTACTTTCTCGATCTGCTTGTCCAAAGTGGTGGCAATCCCGTTTAATCGCTTTTCATCTGTCGCATCTTCGATGTCGCTCTCTGCTTTGCCTGCAACAGCATCTGCTTCGCTGACAATAGCTTCTGTATCTGCTTCTGTTTGTTCATTCTCTTTTCTCCTTTCACTATTTCGTCGGTCAATAATCAGTTGTTTGGCAACAGCCGCCTCTCCCAGCTTCTCCTGTTCGGATACAACCATTTCGGCAGTGGCAAACGGGTCCGTGCTTTCCTTGTCGAAGTTGGCTACATCGAACCGGCTCACCTCATCGTATGGTGTCATTTCGGCAGAAAGACCGTTCTCTACGACCTCGGGCAGGTCTCTTGCTCCATTGTAGAACGCTTTGAGGTAGGGGCGTATGACATCTCCGAGGTCTGCTATCATGGCTTTTGCGAATCCGGCAAAATCCCTTGCACCTTTCTCGATGTGATAAACAGCCATTTCGGTGCCGATAGCAAGGATTTCTGGGTCAATGCCCATATTGAGCTGACCCAATTTCGCTTTCATCCTCCTTTTCAGTTCTTCATAGCGTTCATCAGTGACCAGCTTATTTCCGCTCGGATTTTGTTTGTTTGACGGATTATCGCTATTTTTGCCAATAGAAACAGTGTTTTGCAGAGTAGCTGTGTCATTCTGCTTGCCGATAACGGTCGTGCCAGTGTCTGTCGTATTGTCACGGACACTGTTTTCTTTTTCAAAGGCTGTAAGCAGCCAATTTTTCTTCTCTCCGTCCCATTCAAGCCGGACAGCGGCTTTATGAGTGTCGCTTTCGAGAGTGATTCGATTGGCATTTCTGCTGACGACATGCATGTCATCAATGAGACCTTGCAGGTCATTTAAGACTTCCGGATGAAACTTCACAAGTTTGGCAAGCCCGAATTCGTCACTGTGTCCTGTGCCTTCATTTCCCCACACAAGGTCAATATCGCCGACATCTTTATGATGCAGCGCACCAATGGCTTCTCCATTCTGCTTTTCGCTTAGGAATGCTATGGCTTCCTGCGCTTTGCCCTTGAACTGGTCGTATATATCCCCGAATGCTCCATGTCCGGTTGGCTTGATATCAGCAGTGCCGGAGGCTTTGACTTCCCGTAAGTCTGCAATGGAAACAGGAGCGGCATCAGAGAGCATTTCTCCGCTTTCATCCATAACGGCATCCGCAAGCTGCTTCGCATCATCTTCGCTACGCATCATAAACCCGCTCTGCTTGCTGTCATACCAACCTTTCAGACCTTTGGCAAGAGCTTTTGCGTTGCGCAGCTCCTCCTTTGTCAATTCACGCCCGAATTTCACAAGCTGCATATCCAGCACCTTTCCTTTCTTGGTGGTGTACTGTGCCGGTCGGACCGTATAGCCGTTGGCATCTACTCCACTACGCACCGAACCTTTCGGTTGCCCGATGGTTACGTTGGATGTACCGGTCTGCACGTCTCCTTTCTTGTAGTTACCAGCCTCTTTCTGCTTGTCGGTAGGAGAGGTGTTTACCTCTGTTTCGGCTGCCTGTATCTGCTCGCCGATGGTAGCTGCTTTCTGTCCGGCACCACCAAGAGCCTTTATAATCTCTCTCAACGGCTTCTTGAAACGGATAATAGGGTCGATGAAGTACACCGTACCATCTTCGCCCAACAACACATTGTCGCCCTCTACATCGGTTACAGACACAAACTCATTGCCGAAAGAGTAGTTATCTTCCGGGAACAATCCACGTGCGGCAAGCGCTTCCGCAATCTGCTCCGTTGTAGGTTGTCCGTATGTAGGGATGTAGTTCTGCGAAAGAACAATACGAACATTGCCCATTTCCTCGCTGATACCCTCAAACGTGTACTCTGTTTCGGGGAACAGGAGATTATGCACGAGGTGTTCAAAGGCTGCATCCTCGGGCTGGACACCGCTTTTCATGGCAGACTTGGCGTATGGGTCTTTGACCTTTGTTACCTTGCCGCCATTGATGTCGATATAAACAACGCTTTCGCCTGTACGTTTAGGGTGTCTATCTGTCAAAGTCTTGGTAACTTCGGCAGGGATAAACATTTCGTGCTGCTTGGCGATGTTTACCAACCTTTCGGATTCCGCTGTGCGTCGAGTTCTCTCGCTGTACTCTGAATACTCATTGTATGAAGTGTCCAACCCCTCTTCAAACACTCGTAAATCGCTTCTGTTGCTCGCTCCCAATACTTCTCGGGTTGAGTCATCAGCCATTCCTGCGCCGTCTGCTTTCCGTCCGACATCAGAAGTTTGTTCAAGTCCTTTTCGTTCGGGTTGGGGTTGATGTACGGATTCGCCGCTTGTTGCGCTTTCTGCTTCAATGCCTCCTGCACTGTCGGCTGTCCGCTCTCCGTTCTCAATTCGTTCTCCTGCCGCAGCATTTCCTGTGCTTCCTTGCTGCCCTCGTTGGCTTGATAAACTATCGCCAACCAATACATTGCTTCGCTGTTGTCCATTGTAGGTAATGTTTAATGTTTCGTTGATAGCCTGTGCGAGCGTACGAGGAGTGTTGTCCGGATGCTCAAACAGGCTTTCCTCTTGCGTACCTTGGATAAGGTCATAGAGTTTGTTGAATGTGCCTTGAATGATGCTTTGGTTCTCACACTTGTACATTGTTGCCAAAAGCAATGCAAAGTTACCGAAATTCTCGGCAGGAAGATAACTTTCACCTGTCGCATCATCGATCTGATACTGGATTTTCCAACCCTCTACCGCCAGACGCGCATCTTTGAATGTCTTGGCATTAACAAAGTCGGCACTTTGAGATAGGGCATAGTACGCACGGATAGAGTTCTGTATCTCCCCGATCATACGCTCTGCGCTTGGGCTGTCATAGTCACGGAACGCAGTAGCAAGGATAGCCTTCTGTGCCTTTGCCGGCATAGCGTTGAACATTTCTTCAAGTCGGGTGCTTCCACCCTTGAAAATGCTCTGATACATAATACCTCGCAAATCATTCTTTGCCTCTGCCGAAAGGTTGCCCTTGCTGTCAAATGCACTTCTGTACTGTGTAGGCGTGATGTAGCCCTTTTGGCTCATCCACTTCAACACATCGACACCGTTGTTATCCACAAGACCTGCAAACGATGTTTCCTCGTCTGCCGACTTCAACAGCAGGTTGGCGAATGAACGCGTATCCGCACCCATTCTCTGCAAAACGTTTTTGGGTTTGATACGCTCTAAGCCGCCGCTTTCAGTGTCCTGTGCCATGAACTGACCGAGAGAGAGAGCATCTGCATCCTCGACATCAAGCATATTCACGAGTACAGGGTGCTGCATACCGGCAATGTCATCGGCATTCAAACCGAACTCCTCTGCGTGCTCCATAAGATACTGCTTGTACTTGGCGGCTTGCTCTTGGTGGATCTCCCACATCAAGCGGAGTGCATCGCTTCGGTTGTTTCCCTGTATGGCTTCGCCCCGTGCGTTTACTGTAGGCGCACCTGTATAGGCAGTAACGGAAGACGTAATCTCCTCGGGACGGATGTTCCCGGCAATCTTCCGGGCAGACAACACGCTTGCCTCATCGTTACGCTCCTTCGGCTGTGCCTCATCGATGAAGTGGAGAGGATTTCGCACGCCTTGTATGTGGCTCGGCTGCAACTGCTCCGCTTCAATAACAGCAACACGACCTTTTGGCAATGTGCTGTCGTTGAACTTAACGGCAATCTCTTTACCCAGCAATGCCTGTATAGCCTCTTGGCGATCGATCTTATGCCCGCTGACACGTCTGTAACCTCTTGCACGTGCATCCTGCGGTGTGTCGTCTACCATATCGGGAACACCATTGAGAACTTCACGTTCGATACGTTCTGCCTCCTCACGTTCTGCACGCACCTTTTCTACCTCAACCTTGCGGAGTGCCGCTGCTTCCTCGGCAATACGTCTGCGCTCTGCCTCTGCCTCCATCTTTCTGCGGTTGGCTGTACCGGCAATCTTCTGCCAAATGGCAAGATCCTGCTTGGCTGCATCGATAGCCGCCTTGCGCTCTTTCTCGGCTGCAATCTTCTCGGCAATCGTAGCACCGCCTTTCGACTTGGCTTTCTCCAACCTCTTCAATACAGAATCCTTGTCCGCCACCATACCATCGGCTACGCTCTGTGCCATAGCCATGTCACCATCGGTTTGCTCTACAATAGCATCCCATGCAAGATCCGGAGTCTCTGCCTGCTCATATAGCGGATTTCCCTGCTCATCTTTCGGAATACGCTCGAATGCGGACACCTGCGGTTGCTTCGGTTGTTCGATTTCGGCAGGGTTCTGTGCGATTTCAGTAGGATTTTGTACGATTTCGCCCGTATTTTGTGCGATTGGCTTTATAATCTGACCGTTGTGCTCAACAATCATATTGTTAAGCTCGTCAGCGGTAAAAAGGTTCACACGCTTGCCGTTTACAGCGTCTTCGGTATAAACCTCATATTTTCCGTCCGCATCTGCATCGGCTGTGATGTTACCACGCACGCTATTGCCGTTCTCATCAGTAAGCAAAACAATGTCGTTGAGGGCATATTGCGGACTGTTCGCCTCTTGCATTTCCTGTTTGCGTTCGGCATTCTCAAAGGTTCTCTGCTGCTCAAACTGCGCCACACGTGCCAAGTTTGCCACATCAACTTGTTGCTGTATGGTTTCTTTTGCCAACGGGAAAATGTTCACGCCGTCACTCACGTTCACCGTACCGTCCCCATTATCCACAATACCGCTCTCGTTGGCTACAATCTGAACCTGTATCTGTGCGTCATCACCGGTAATGGTGTATGTATCGCCGGGGTTGAATGTGACAACACCGTCAATCTTGTCGGATGCTTCCTGTGCGAACTGCTGACGGATAGCCCCCTCTGCTGTCATTTTCTCATCGGACGGATTCAACGGCTCATCAATGTTCAATACGGCATCTGGCGACACCTGTTCGAGGGCACCCGTTTCCGCATCACGGACAATGATACTACCGTCAGACGCCGATTTGTCTATGCCGTTACCATCCGAATACGGCACTAACTTCCCGCTGATGACATAGACCTTTCGGTCGTCTTTCATCGTTGCGGACAGAATCATACCATTCGAGCGGTTCACGCGAGAGTCAATCATCGCATTGCTCTGTTCCACACGTGCATCTATGTCATCGCGCACACGCTGAATCATGCCGTCATACACCTGCTTGGCATTGATGTAGTCAATAACAGAAGCCCGTTCATCATCGTTCCACCCGTCAGTTCTGCCTACAAACTCTAACGCAGCAACGGGATCGGTATCGATAAGCGTCATCATTTTCTCATCGACAAGCTCGCCCATCTGCTCACGGTGGAACTCGAACAGGTTTTTGGCATCATTCATCTCTTGTGATCCCCCGATACTATATCCGTCAAGGAAACTTTCGTTCACCTGCTGTACATCGGCATTCTGCTCGATATTGCGGCTTTGGGCAACCGATGCGAGGTTTAATCCGCGGAGATACATCGAACGCTCCATATATTCAAGAATGGCAGCTTTCTCGTCGTTGGTAAATTCGTCGTCATTTACGATAAGTTCTGCAACTTCGCCCACATTCTCATTGGTCGTGAGGTCGATTGTCGCTTTCAACGGTTCCCATATTTCTGTGCCGAGCAATTCATTGACCCTTACATCAGCCTTGTTCACACCGTGCTTCATAGAAGCGTAGGTGGCGGCGTTTAGAGTATGTTTGCCGGCACCCATAAGACCCATAGAAAGAGCCATGCCGCCCCAAATATCACCGTGGAATTGCCCTGTCGCAAGCAAGTTGGTGCGGCTGCCGTCAGGGTTCGGTTGGTAGGCATCATCAAGGTTGAGCATGGTGCGCCACAACTGTCCGTAGTATTCCTCTGCAACCTCTCCCAAATAGTCGCTCACACCCATTTTGCTGAACAACTTGTGTGTCTGACCCATAATGCCGCTCAATGCCCCTGCATCAGCCTTTGCAAGTACATTCCCGATCCGTTTTGCACCCACCACATGGGCGAGTCTGCCAATATTCCCGAGCGTCATTACAGGATCGAGGTGTGCACCGAACATCTCCGAATAATTCTCGATGATCGCATTGGCTTCACCTTGCCAGATCGCACTGCCCCAAGTCTTGTCGTTGCTGAAATCGTAGCTTCCGTTTTCATCTACGACAACGTCACCGAGTTTCCGGTCTATGATGTCCGACGCGGTTTGACCGAGCTGCACCGTATTCGTCATAAGCGGAGCCCGGATCAGCAGGTCGTCTGCGGTTGTGCCAAGAGCCTTGATGGTCCAGTTGGCAGCATAGTTCCCCACACCTTTCAACCCGTTCTTCTTCACATACGATTTAAAGCCCTGCTCTGCAATTTCTCTGACAGCATCTTTGCCAACGACCTTAGCAGCAGCTTTCGCACCACCTTTCGCAAGCAGGGCAATGCCGTCGAAACCGCCGCCGGTAAGAACAAAATCCAGCATAAACGACGGCATATAGCCGGTCATCACACCCGCACGATTCCAAAAACTTGCATTGCCGCCATACATCGCATCCACTTCCTCCTTTTCATGGATAGCCATCATCATCTCGTTGTAGGCATCACGCTCTCCATCCGTAGCATTCTCTCCGGTCAGCCTGTCGGCATTCATCTTCGTCAAGGCATCTTTTAGGTCACCTGTGCCGAAATCCCAAGTACGGGCATCCCCTGCGATACGCCCGAACCCACGCCAGAATCCCACATCCGTTCCATTATCACGATCTTTCTGTTCTTCGAGATCCTTGATCAATTCCTCCGTTTCACGGATAGCAATATCCAGAGCATTGTTTTCCCTGTCACCCTGTTGCATGCCACGATACATCTCTCCCCCGATGAACAGCCGTCCGAACGAGGTAAGCTTTTCGTTGTTGAACCTCTCGGTCTCCTCGTGGACCCTCGATGCGCTTTTCGCCCTTTTAGCTTTCAGTTCCGCCAACTTTTGGGTCGCACGGCGCAACCGTCCGCCCACCGACATATCCGCCGCTTGTCGGAAACGCAAACTCTCCGCATCCGCAACCACCCGGCTATGGAAACGATTTCCTGCCGGTGTAATATAGCTCTGTTCCAATTTCCCGCTTTCCGGATTGAATACCCGTTTTCCCATAGCCGTCCCCGATCCTAACGGGGCATTCTCTCTGAATTCCCGCATCGTTTCCATCCGATCGCCGAATTCTTTCACAGTCCGTTCCCGACTGCGAGCCATGCCATCCAGCTCCCGTTGCATGGCGACCCTTTCTTTTCCGGCAGGTTGCCATGCCTGTTCCTTCCGTATCGGTGTAGAATCTTTCGGAGCAGCCACCGTAGCCGATAGATCGGCTTGTTGTCGGGGCTGCTCTTGTGTGCTATTTTCGGGCACTTCCGACATAAAAACCTTGTAGTCCGAAGACTTCACACGATACCTCTTCCCGTTACGTTCCATGATCGACGTCGCATCCGGAAAATCCTTTGCAAAACGCTCTATATGCTCATCACGCACACGATATCTCTTTCCTTCAAATTCGAATATAGCCATTATCCTCTATTTTTTATCCGGTACATAATCAATCACATCATCTTCCGCCGACGGATCATAATCCACCGTCTCGACACCCGCCTCGATTCCCGACTGCATGGTATTAGGGTCAAGCCTTGACAGAGAAAGCATAAGAGCGGCAGCCCTTGGTGATTTATGCCAATTCTGTTTCACAAAATCATCTTTCCCTTTTGATGTCGTATGTCTTGGAACTCGTGGATTTTTCTTTTTGTCTGCAATATGAGCCGCATTCATATCCTCATAAAGAACATCATACACCTGCTGCATCGAACCCTTCCACACATTCTCGTAGATGCGCACCTGATTACCATCTCCGTCCGAAAAACCGATGGGCTTGCCCAGCAAACCCTTTGTACCCATACCAAATAACCTTTGTCGTTGTAGCTTGGCATTATCCTCTTGCCGCTTCACAGCCAACTCATGTGAACGCTTGGAACGTTGTTTCTCCTCTTCAAACCGCTTGTTCCATCTTTCATCTTCTATCTTCTCACGTTCATCCCTATGCCTGATATCCTCCTCGCGATCTTTGAGATCCTGATCATCCTTTCCCAGCAGGCGTTTCCATTCCCGATCTTCTTTCGCCCTGCGGTTATCCTCCACATTCGCTTTCATCAGCCAATTGATCCGGTTATTCTTGTCCTCATTGAAATCCTTTATCAACCGTTCATAACTCACCCTTGCCCCTTCGGACAAACTCTTGCCACGATCAGCCTGGTGTACACCCTTTGTCGCGAAATACAAGTTCGAGATAGCCGTCAAACCATCTCCGATAGCCGATATTATCGCAGCAGCCTTTTGCCTCTTCTTCAACTTCTCTTCGGCTTCCTTATAGTTCTTATCAAGCATGGCATCCCAGAAAACATCCGTATTGCTTTTCTGATTTTCCGTTTCCCCATCCGTCTTAGGATCAGACTCTCTGCCCATATCACCGGAAACATCCGCCACCGTTCCCGTGTTCTTGGCTACATTACCGCCATTGCTCGGATCACCCCCTTTACCGGAGCCGCCACCAGCGTTTACAACCGTTCCCGGTCCCGATCCATCCGTTTTATTCACCCTTTGGGGTGATGTTTTCAAAATATCGTCGATTGTCCCCATGCTCTAAAAATTCTTGGCAATATCACTTCCACTCTCCGCAGCACCTTGAACCGCCTCCGATATAGCCGAAACCCGATCCATTTCCAACTGATTAAGCTGCTCATTGAAAGCATTATCATTTTGTAAATAAGCCGCCTCGATATTATCCTTTCGGGAATCCGCCTGGGCAGCGATCGAAGACGCAGCATCAGCAAGAGCCTGATTATTGGCAGCCTTTGCCGCTGCAACACTCTCGTCCGTACCGCCCATCACGGCAGCCGAGCCGGAAGCCTGCCGGTTGCGCTGCCTGATACTCTCCTCCGTCATTGTCAGTATGCGCTGCGCGTCAGCCCTCTGTGTCGCATCCTCGTTATACCGGCGGTCATACCAATTCTGGTTTTTCTGACGCTGTGCCTCTACACTCTTTTTCATCCTTTTGATCGCTTTCGACGCGGTCACGCCACCGGCAATCGAAGATCCCAACTTCAATGCTCCGCCAACAATACTACCTATCAGTCCCATACATATACGTGTTAAAAGTTATACCTGTTGGCGAAAATATCCCAATACCTTTGCACCATCATTTTATCTTTTTACAGTTGAATGGCAAAAGGACGAAAAACAGGAGGACGTGTAGCCGGAACACCCAATAAGACATCTGCCGTAGTTCGTGGGGCAATCGCAAAAATGCTCGACTGCTACTTCAATTCCGAAACCTTTGCAGAAGACATAGCCCGATTAGATCCAAAGGATAGGGTAGCAGCTATGGAAAAATTTGCCGGCTATGTAGCCCCGAAATTACAGGCAACGACCCTTGATGTTGCAACAGAATCCAAAAAGACCATCGAGGACAGGCTGGCTGAACTTGCCGGAGATGCAGACGAAGAGAACCTTTAATTATCTAAATTCATCTACTTTAGATACAGATCACTTAAAAAATACACTCTGTTGAGTGCGGCATCTATGTGGATGTATGCCGCTTTTTTATTCCGAATCAATCCGCATTTCTTCCGAATCAATTGCGATAACTTCGGAAATATTCCGAATCAATCCGCATTTCTTCCGAAGAAAAAGGCATAACTTCCGGATTAATGCAACAAAGAAAAGAAAATATATATATCTACTACATCATCCGCGCGCACGCGCGCAAGAAGAAAAATTTGAAGAGCACTTTTTTTACCGAAAAAACAGTACGATTCTTGAAGAAAAGAAAAAAGAAGAGTTGCAAAGAAAAATCCTTGCAGCTCTTCTTGTATTGGAATTTAGAATCCTTTCCCTTTCTGTCGTTGATATATGGCAGAAAGATCCTTATCGAGATTGACAACCTTGAACATCACCGTAGCGCGGTCCGGAATATCCTCCGGCAACATTTTCACGAGCCGGGAAATAACCTCCTCCACGTTGTTGAACCCCACATCGGTCACCTCAGCCACATTCCGTCCATTGTAATACGCAACAGCATTCACCATTGCACGGTATGACAATCTGAAATGCCTTTCTTCCGGCTTTTGATCAAGCACAGAAGTCTTGCCGGAGAAGAAAATAAAATCAATCACTTTCTCGTTCAGTATCCATGCCGGCGAGTAGTCGATCCTTATATAGCCCCGGGTCACTTGATGCCCATTGCTATGGTTCATTCCGAAAGCCACTTCGTCGATCGATGCGCCGCAATCATTCTGAGCCACTGTTCCCCACGTATGCCGGAACGTATAGACCGAATACCAATCCTCTTTGGGTAGCCCCATCGCTTTACATATCTGTTTGATACCGCTATTCGCATTCGCATTAAAACTATCCGCAGTAGTCATGCGCTGATAGAAATTGAACAACCGTTCATCATCCTCTTTCAAGTTGAAATATTTATCAAAAAGAGGTTGGACAATAGCCGGTACCCGCATTTCCATGTATGCCCCGTCTGCGCGCGACTTTCTCGTCTTAGCCCTCCGGTAGTGAATAATTCCGTTCACATAATCCTTTTTCCTCAACTCATATAAATCCACCGTGTTGATGCCGGCCAAACAAAGCACCATCATTGCCACGTCTCGCCCGAACTCCGCTACCGGAAACCTCATTCTGCTATCCGGGATAGGAAACGAGAAGAATAACCGGCATGCCTCCGGTGTTATGGCGAGCTTCTCCGATCGGTCAGACGAAGGAATCGCCACCTTTATCCACGGATTAGTTTTGATCCGCATAACCCCATTGTCATAATCGTTATATTCCGTTATCGCACCTTTGAATACCTGCCGCATGCAGATTGGGTACATCTCTTTGGCGCGGTGAGTCTGTTCAAGCGATCTGACCCATTTGTTTACCTGTACCGAGGTCAGCATAGAAAACATTACCTTTGTTGTTCCGAAGAAACGCTCCAAATGTCCGAGAGCAAGTTTATAATTCTTCGCAGTCCGTACTTGTCCCCGGTCGATCAACCCATCGATATATCTCCTTGCATAATCCGAAAAACAAATATCATCACTTCCGGAAGTAAGAAAATCCACGACATCCCTCACCGCCCAATGCTCGATATTCTTCTTGTTCAACCGCTCGTTGTACTCCAATATCTGCTGGGTGCAGTATTGCATCACATAAGGGTCTTTAATCTCGTTATTTTTGGTAAGTTCTTTCTTTGTTACCATCTTGTCCGTCTTGATGAACAGCGTACCCCGATGGTGGGTAACCCGGATATAAACCGGAAAAAATCCATCTTTGCGCTCTTTCTGAACGCATGCTTTAAATGTTGCCATACGATCTATGTTCCTACTGTTTATAAATTAAAATCATTCCAAACGTCATTTTTGTGTTATAACTCATGCAATATAGTCATCCAACAATTCTAAACACGCTCTAAACGAACTCTGAAAAATATTGCAACATTCTCTAAACATTTACGTTCAATCCGCACACAAACCGAGCAGAATGCACACACTTTTATTTAAAACAATAGGCGGTAAGCCTTTGATCCAGAAAAGCCTACCGCCTAACTTGCTATATCTAAGCAATAATCTGTTATTCTTCAACAGCCTGCTGTGCCGCTGCCAGTCGGGCGATGGGCACACGGTAGGGGCTACAAGATACATAGTTCATACCGATCGAAGCGCAGAACTTAACGGACGACGGTTCACCGCCATGTTCGCCGCAGATACCGACTTTCAAATTCGGTTTGGTCGAACGTCCTTTTTCAACACCCATGCGAACCAATTGTCCTACACCGGCTTGATCGAGAACTTCGAACGGATCGGTTTTCAAGATACCTTTTTCTTTGTAGACTTTGAGGAACTTGCCTGCGTCGTCGCGGGAGTAACCGAACGTCATTTGCGTCAAGTCGTTCGTACCGAACGAGAAGAACTCGGCAACTTCGGCAATCTGATCGGCAGTTACGGCTGCACGCGGAACTTCGATCATCGTACCGATCTTGTATGCCACTGTTTCGCCTCTTTCAGCAAATACTTCGGCTGCAACACGGTTGATGATATCGGCTTGAACTCTCAATTCTTGAACAACGCCAACCAGCGGAACCATGATTTCGGGGTGAACGTCGATACCTTGGGCTTTCACATTCAATGCAGCTTCGATGATAGCGCGAGCCTGCATTTCCGTAATTTCGGGATAAGTACATCCCAGACGGCAACCGCGGTGTCCGAGCATGGGGTTGAATTCGGCGAGAGAGTCGCATGCCAGTTTCACTTCGTCGATCGTCATGCCCATCTCTTCGGCAAGCTCTTTTTGAGTAGCCAATTGATGAGGTACGAATTCGTGCAACGGCGGATCGAGCAGACGGATTGTAACACCGAAGCCGTCCATTGCGGTGAAGATACCTTCGAAGTCGCTGCGTTGCATCGGCAGCAATTTCTGCAAAGCGGCTCTACGACCTTCTTCGTCTTTCGACAGAATCATTTCGCGCATGGCTTTGATACGGTCGCCTTCGAAGAACATGTGCTCCGTACGGCAAAGACCGATACCTTTTGCACCGAAACGACGGGCAACTTCTGCATCGCGCGGAGTGTCGGCGTTGGTGCGGACATCTACTTTCGTATATTTTTCCGACAGGTTCATGATTGCGGCGAAGTCTCCGCTCATGTCGGCATCTACGGTCGGTACTTGTCCGTCGTAAACATCGCCCGTCGAACCGTTCAACGAAATCCAGTCGCCTTCTTTGTACACTTTACCGCCCATTTCCACGGTGCGTGCTTTGTAATCGACCTTGATTTCGCCGGCACCCGAAACGCAGCATTTACCCATACCGCGGGCAACAACGGCTGCGTGCGAAGTCATACCGCCGCGTGCGGTCAGGATACCTTGTGCCACAGTCATACCGCGTAAGTCTTCGGGCGACGTTTCGATACGAACCATGATCACTTTTTTCCGTTTTTCAGCCCATGCTTCCGCATCGTCGGCAAAGAATACGATTTGACCCGTAGCGGCACCCGGAGAAGCCGGGAGACCTTTTGCCATTACTTTGGTACGTTTCAATGCGTCTTTGTCGAATACGGGGTGGAGGAGTTCATCGAGTTTTTGAGCTTCCATCCGTTTCAGAACGGTCTTTTCGTCGATGATGCCGGCACGCAACATATCCATTGCGATTTTCACCATAGCGGCACCGGTACGTTTTCCGTTACGAGTTTGCAACAACCACAATTTACCGTCTTGGATAGTAAATTCGAGGTCTTGCATATCTTTGAAATAATCTTCCAGTTTCTGTTGGGTTTCGATCAGTGCTTTGGCACATTCGGGCATCGATTCTTCCAATGAAGGATATTTCGAAGCACGGACTTCTTCCGTGATACCTTGCAGGGCAGCCCAACGGCGAGAACCTTCGATGGTGATCTGTTGCGGCGTGCGGACACCGGCAACCACGTCTTCTCCTTGTGCGTTGATCAGGTATTCACCGTTGAAGATATCTTCACCGGTAGCGGCATCGCGAGTGAATGCAACACCCGTAGCAGAGGTATCACCCATATTACCGAATACCATTGCCTGTACGTTTACTGCCGTACCCCATTCTTCGGGGATCTGGTTCATGCGGCGATACAGAATAGCACGTTCGTTCATCCAGCTGTCGAATACGGCGCAGATAGCACCCCACAACTGTTCCCACGGAGAGTTCGGGAAGTCTTTGCCTGTACGTTCTTTAACAGCGGCTTTGAAACGTTTTACCAACTCTTTCAGATCTTCAACGGTCAGTTCCGTATCCGTTTTGATACCTTTGGCTTCTTTCACGTCGTCCATTACTTCTTCGAACGGGTCGATGTCTTCTTTGCTTTTCGGTTTCATGCCCAACACCACATCGCCGTACATTTGTACGAAGCGGCGGTAGGAGTCCCATGCAAAACGGGGATTTCCCGATTTCTTGGCGATCGCTTCAACGGCATCGTCGTTCATACCGAGGTTCAATACGGTATCCATCATACCCGGCATGGAAACACGTGCACCCGAGCGTACGGAAACCAGCAAGGGGTTCACGTCATCGCCGAATTTCGAACCGGTGAGGCTCTCGATGTGAGCGATAGCTTTTTTTACATCATCTTCCAATTGAGCTACAACGGCATCTTTGCCTAATTGATTATACGTCGTACAAACTTCCGTCGTAATGGTGAATCCCGGAGGAACGGGAACCCCGATGAGGTTCATCTCGGCAAGGTTTGCTCCTTTTCCGCCGAGAAGGTTCTTCATATCGGCACGTCCTTCTGCTTTTCCGTTGCCGAATGTATAGACTCTTTTCATAAATATAATAATTTGTAAATGA